GAAGATGGAGATAGGTGGTTTTTAGATGAGTATGGAGATCGTTCTTATATGTGGGAATACATATAAAATGGAATTAGATAAACAAATACGATTAGGTCATTTATTATTTAATGATAGAAAATGCAGAGTATGTGGAGAAATAAAAAATTTAGTAGATAGTTTTTATAGAACTCATAAAGAAAGAGGATCTGTTGCATCTTCGTACTCATACGAATGTAAAGAATGTACAATAAAAAGAATTGGGGTTGGAAGAAAAACTGCAAATCAACACATTTATTGGCAATATCCAGATTGGTAATTGTTCACCCAAGATTTCCCCACTGAAAATAAAAAAAATAATAAATATCTTTTAGATAAACTGACTCGGAGAAACAAACATGGCGACTCCTCAATTATCTCCTGGTATAATTACGAGAGAGGTTGACCTTACTGTTGGGAGAGCTGATAATGTATTGGCAAATGTTGGCGCAATTGCTGGTCCATTTTCAATTGGCCCTGTGGAGCAAGCAATTGACATTGCAACAGAACAACAATTAATTAATACATTTGGAAAACCAATTTCAACAGATACTCAATATGAGTATTGGATGTCCGCATCATCTTTCTTGACTTATGGTGGTGTTTTAAAAGTTGCTAGAGTTAATGGGGCATCTTTAAACAACTCGAATGCTGGAGTAGGAGCTGCGTATACTACATCAGCAAAAGTTAAAAATTATGATGATTATAATTCAAATTGGTCATCAGATTCAGTAAATTTTACATATTCTGCAAAAAATCCAGGAACCTGGTCAAATAGTCTAAAAGTATGTTTCATTGACGATTTGGCAGATCAAGTTATTGGCATTACCACAACAAGTTTGAATGCTCTTGGAGCTGCTATTGGTTATGGAGTAACAACAGCACTTACAGGTAGTGTTGCTGGTGTTGGTACTGTAACTACTCTAAATGGATATTTGAAAGGTATTATTACTGGAGTATCGACAGATGCAACTAATGGAAATAGCACAATTTCTGTAAAGATTGTATCCAGAGTATCTGGACTTGGAACGGAAACTTTAATTGATTATGCAGAGTCAAATGCAGCATCATCTTTCCAACCATCAAATGTTCTTTCTTTTGTTAATAATTCGGGAATAACGAGCACAACAACTACGTCTGCAACGACAGTAACTGATTGGTATAATCAACAAACCCTAGGATTAACAAACTCAACAATTTACTGGAAACAAATTGCACCCAAACCAATAACGAATGCATATTCTGCCAATAGAAATGGGCAAAATGATGCAATGCATGTTGTTATTGTTGATGATACAGGATCAATTACAGGAGTTCAGGGAAATATTTTAGAAAAGCATATTAGTATTTCTAAATCCACTGATGCTGTATCTGCGGTAAATTCGCCACAAAAAATTTGGTATAAAAATTATCTTGCAGATTTTTCAAATTATGTTTATGCAGGAAGAAATCCTTCATCTGCAGCAGATGGTTATTGGGGAACTACTCCAAGAGCTACTGGATTTTCAACTTCATACACTCCATATACTACTGCTCAAGGACTTTGGGGGCAAAGTGCTCAAGGAATAGTTTTCAGTGCAATTGGTAACGTAACTTATTCATTAACTGGTGGTGTTGATTATTCATCGTCAGGTGGAATGACTGCAACTTTAGGAGATTTGTCAACTGCATATGATTTATTTGCAAATAAAGACGAAATTCAAGTCAATTTCTTGATTGGTGGGCCTGGATTAGCAAGTGAATTTGATTCGCAAGCAAAAGCAAATAAACTTATTTCTATTGCCGAAAGTAGAAAGGATTGTGTAGCTGTTATTTCCCCACATAGGGCAAATGTTGTTGATGTATCTTCAACATCTACTCAAACTTCAAATGTCATTAAGTTTTTTAGTGCATTATCAAGTTCCTCCTATGCAGTTTTTGATAGTGGATACAAATACACTTATGATAGATTTAACAATCTTTTTAGATATATTCCATGCAATGCCGATATTGCTGGGTTGATGGTGAGAACTGACATTCAACAGTTCCCATGGTATTCTCCTGCAGGTCAACAGAGAGGAGTATTAAATAATGCAATCAAATTAGCATTTAATCCCTCAAAAGATCAAAGAGATTCTCTTTATGCCGCAAGAGTTAACTCAATCATCAATCAACCTGGATCGGGAGTTATTCTATTCGGTGATAAAACAGCTCTTGCCTATGCATCTGCATTTGATAGAATAAATGTTAGAAGATTGTTCTTGACTGTAGAAAAGGCACTTGAAAGAGTAGCTCAATCTCAACTCTTTGAATTTAATGATCAAATAACAAGATCCAATTTTATTAATGTTGTTGAACCATATTTACGTGATGTTCAAGCAAAACGAGGTTTGTTTGATTTTAGAGTTATTTGTGATGAATCAAATAACACTCCAGATATTATTGATAACAATGAATTTAGAGCTGATATTTTCTTAAAACCAACCAAATCAATTAATTATGTAACTCTAACCTTTGTTGCTACTCGCACGGGAGTTAGCTTTGAAGAAGTAACTGGTAGAGTTTAAACTTTATAATTAACTACACAAGGAGGACTCTAAAATGGCTAATCTCAAAACTATCTCTCAATTTAAATCTAAATTAGCTGGTGGTGGAGCAAGAAATAATTTATTTGAAGTAAACATTAACAACTTCAAGTTTGCTACACCAGCATGGGATAATGATACTTTCCAATTTCTTTGTAAAGCTGCTAACTTACCAGCTTCAACTTTAAATGTTGTTGAAATTCCTTTTAGAGGAAGAACCTTAAAAGTTGCTGGTGATAGGACATTTGATATTTGGTCAGTAACCGTGATCAATGACGAAGATTTTAAATTAAGAACTTCATTTGAACAGTGGATGAATGGAATTAGTAAACTAAGTGATGCAAGTGGTGCTACTAATCCAATTTCCTATATGGGAAATGCACTTGTTCATCAACTCGGAAGAGGTTATAATAAAGGAGCAAATTCTACGGGTAACACTGGATCTGGTGATGGTAGTGGTGGACAAAGTGGTGTTAAACCATTAAGAACATATTACTTTGATGGTATTTTTCCGACAAATATTGGAGCAATAGATTTATCATATGAGACAAGTGATGCTATAGAAGAATACACAGTTGATTTCCAAGTTCAATATTGGATTGCCGGTTCAGAATCGACTACAGGAAATCCATCTGACGCAACTAACATTTCTATTCTCTGATAAATAGTCGAATAAAGAATGAGTTAAAAATAAATTATGGCAAAACTTTTTGGTTTTTCAATTGAAGATAACGAACCACTATCCCCAAATATAGTTTCTCCCGTTCCTCCAAATAATGAGGACGGGAGTGATTTTTATTTAAGTAGTGGATTTTTTGGTTCTTATGTAGACATTGAAGGTGTATATAGAACTGAATTTGATTTAATTAAAAGATATCGTGAAATGGCTCTTCATCCTGAGTGCGATAGTGCTATTGAAGATATTGTGAATGAAGCTATTGTATCTGATACAAATGATAGTCCGATATCAATCGAACTATCAAATTTGAATGCAAGTGATGGGATTAAGAAAAAAATTAGAGACGAATTCAAACATATTTTAGAACTTTTAGATTTCGATAAAAAATCTCATGAAATTTATAGAAATTGGTATGTTGATGGAAGACTTTACTATCACAAAGTTATTGACTTAAAAAATCCTCAGGCAGGTATTCAAGAACTGAGATACATTGATGCGTTAAAAATGCGTTATGTAAGACAGCAAAAGCAACCAGAAAAAGAAAAAAGACAATATCGATTGGCAAATATTAATAACAATGATCCGATGAATTATGAATTTCCGGAAATTGAAGAATATTATGTCTATAATCCAAAAATGACATATCCAACCACTAATCCATCATCCATGGGAGGCACTGGAGGAATTAAGTTTTCAAAAGATTCAATTACTTATTGCACATCTGGACTTGTAGATAGAAATAAAGGTTCAACTCTTTCTTATCTCCACAAAGCAATTAAATCACTCAATCAACTTCGTATGATTGAGGACTCACTGGTTATCTATAGATTGTCTCGTGCTCCTGAACGTAGAATTTTCTACATTGATGTTGGAAATCTACCCAAAGTAAAGGCAGAACAATATCTTCGTGATGTTATGATGCGCTATCGTAATAAACTTGTTTATGATGCAAATACTGGTGAAATTCGTGATGATAAAAAATTCATGGCAATGCTTGAGGATTTCTGGCTTCCTCGCCGTGAAGGTGGTAGAGGAACTGAAATCTCTACTCTTCCTGGTGGACAAAACCTTGGAGAAATCACCGATATTGAATACTTCAAAAAAAAGTTGTATCGTTCATTGAATGTTCCACCATCAAGAATGGATGGAGAAGGTGGATTCAATTTGGGTCGTTCATCAGAAATTTTAAGAGATGAAGTTAAGTTTAGCAAATTTGTTTCTCGTTTGAGGAAACGTTTTTCATATATGTTTAGTGATATGCTGAAGACTCAACTTATTCTTAAAAATATTATCACTCCAGAAGATTGGGATTTAATGGACGAACACATTCAGTATGATTTTCTTTATGATAATCATTTCGCAGAACTTAAAGATGCTGAACTTTTAAATGAAAGATTAAGCATGGTTCAAGTTGCAGAACCATATGTAGGTAAATATTTCTCCCAAGATTATGTGAGAAGAAAAATTCTTCGTCAAACTGATGAAGAAATTCTTGAGCAAGATAAAATTATTAAAAAAGAAATTAAAGATGGTATTATTCCGGATCCAAATATTCCCGTGGATCCAACAACAGGAATGCCTTTAGAACCCGAAACTGCACAGATGGATTTAGGAAAACCAGTAATGGAACCAAATCTGGATTCCCAAGGTGCAGCAACAGAAGTAAATGCGAAAGTTGCAGAAATTCCTAAGAGTGGTGTAATCTAATAAATAAGAAAGAAACTTACTT